TGAATATCTCAGACCCAATTACACTTAATAAATTATGATAAACCCACAACCATATCCACATAAACTGAGAGATGTATCTTCTGCCTGGAAAGGTCTCGAGAGATATATTTTACCAATCATCGAGCACTTCAATGCTGATACTAAAACCGCTCTAGAGTTTGGAGTAGATTTGGGATATAGCTCAGAAGCATTCTCTAATATATTCGATAAGGTTGTAGGAGTTGATTCATTTATAGGTGACCAACATATAAATCACGCTCAAGGAGAAGCTTTTTATAAGAGCGTATGCGAATCATTCGTTAACTCAAATGTAGATCTTGTTAAAAGTTCATTTGAAGATTTTATTAAAGATAACAGTAGCAGATATGATCTGATTCATATTGATATTGTACATGAATATATTCCAACATACGCTTGTGCAGAGTGGGCAGTTCAGCATAGTGATATAGTCATACTACACGATACCTTATCTTTTCCTGAAATAAATAGAGTATGTAATGATATAGCAGCTAACTATAATGTGGGATATATGAACATTCAAGAGCATTTTGGTCTAGGAATTTTGTATAAACTTACTTGATTTGTATGAAAAATAAAGTAAAAATACGTATATATTATTCTACTATAGAATATAAACATCTTGTTGATTACTAATTTATAGGGTTTAAATAACTCTATATAGCACAAGAACGTATTGATAAGTTAGCAACGCAAAGAAATACAATCGACCTAGAAGTTCACAGCGATGATGATTTTAGATAATCTCTGTGTGTAGTTGCGAATAAACAAACCGGAAACCTGAGATTAGTTCAGCTCCTTCTTTGTAGTCGTACGTTATATCATTTATAGCTGTTGGGAATGCCTTAGTATAAGTAAATTTAATTTTTTTCTTGTTAAATCCATCCATACCATAAATGGTCAGATCTGTTTGGTAGTCACTGAAGATTTCACTAGATTCTAGTTCTTCTGAATTGTACCGACCATAATATTGATCATGGAGTAAATCAAGCCATTTATAGATTGTCCAATAGTTGTTATATTCACTGTCTACGTTGAATCCAATAGCTACAGGAGGGTAGGGATTCTTAGAATGTGATGAAACGTATAATGTGCTACCAGTCATCCGAGTCTCAATAGCTGGAACGACAATTTCTGGAACAGCTGTTCCAAATACAGAGAACTGAACTGAGTCAGGTATTATAGTCTTATTGCTACGTTCAGTGGTTGAAGATTTAGACTTCAGAATATTTGGAACATCAAAAACTAGCAGAAACTTATCATCATGTGCCTTATTAAGATGTGATTGGTGAACTTCGCTCATATTATTATTTAGTATAGAAGCTCATAACCAAGACCTTCAAGTTCACCAAAATCATCACCAACATCATCCATACCAAAGACAACTGGAACCATTCGCTGATTGGCTTCACCTACAATCTCATTATCAGAGTATATTGATGTAGGATTTACAAAATTCTGAACTCCATAATCCATAACCTCGATAGATTTAGGCTTTCCGTGATCATCCAACTCAAGTATATCATAATATTGCTCTGTCAACTCCTTCTCAAGAATGAACAGTGTATATAGTGTGGACATTACCCGATCATCATGATAACCACCTCTAGCCTTCCATGTACCATTTGGATATCTAACAAAGTTCTTAAACTCTTTCAATGTCTCAATATCTTTGAATGTTACAGCTCGCATTTCACTTACAAAGTACCTCATATTCAATACACCTTTATATTTGGTGTTTGTATGAGCAATCATTCCAATTTGAGGTTTTGAGCGACCTGCTGTTTTAGCTCCATATGATACAACCTTTTCGTAGCCGTAATCATGGAATATTCGATCAACTACTTGAGCTCCGCAGTTATTGCGTTCAATTAGCACTAGTGGATTTCCCCAGTTGCCTAATATACTATATAGTTTGTTTGTAAACTCTAATGGCGGTATTTGGTTGTTATGATAAACTGCAACCTGCTTCATATCAGAGATATCTGTAATATCAAAGATTTGAGCAACAGAAGCATCTTGACCAACACCTTCAGATACATCAACTCCAATTACATAATGTTTATCAGCTTGAGGCTCTTCCCATATCTTATAATGGCCATCATCTAATATAATCTTTGGAGATTCACAATTCTTAGATAGATCATAGAATAGATCTTCATCAATAGCTGAGTCTCCAGTAGCAATGAATGAGCAGTTGTACTCCTGATTAAATGACTCAACACTACCAAGAGCTCGGATTTGCTCCTCTCTCCATTCCTCTCCACGTCCTGGCACATCATGCCAATACACTTTATCAATTACAAAGCCATTTACCTCCTTCTCAGCTCCATCACATAATGTGTGGAATAGGTTACCTGTACCATTTGGAGTAGAAGCGATAAGAACCTTTGAATTCTCAGAGCGTGAAATTGTAGGGAATACTGAACGCCAGAAGTCTTCAAGAATTGATTCAGGCTCAATGAAGCCCATTTCATCAATTAATAGGCATGTAATCGATTGTCCACGAGCAGCACTACCAGTCGTTGTACTAATACTAATCCTCGAACCATTTTCAAATTCACATGAAGTTTTACCGTATTCCTTAACACCACACTTAACCCAATTAGGCATTTCTTCGTATGCAAGTCGTATTCTTCTAAAGATCTCTACAGCTGTTGCCTCTTTGTTAGCAACAATAACAATATTCTGATAATCATTGAATAGTGCAACCCATAAGGCGTAAATTGTCAGAACTGTTGTCTTACCAATCTGTCTAGAAGCTAGTAATAGACACTTCCGATGATCTCGTAACATCCTAAGCGACTTCTTTTGATATGGGTACAATTTAATTACCTGCTTTGGTGGAGTGGAATCCGGATCAATAATATAAAAGAAACTCTCTGCGAAGTATAATAGGTTACGTATAGATTTTTGTAGCTGTTTAACTTGCTTACTAGTATATTCTCCCTGCCAATTCTTATTAGGTAATTTTTTATTTCCTAAATAGTATTCATTCTTGTAGGCTTTAGTTGACATTTTCATAAATATTTATATGTCTAAGAGAAAAGCTAACCAACTTGGTTCAATTGGAGATGTTTACGGCGCGATGCTAAACAATGTTCAGGTAGTTAAAGAGTCCAAAGAGAAGCAAGAAATTGGTGATTCACCTCTATTAAAAGGTGGTCCTGAAACTGCTGAAGGTTGGGAGGAGCATCAAGTCGATAATAAACTCAATCCGGATATTGAAAGTGCGTATGGAATTAATAAGCTCTCATATGATGAAGATGAAGAGTCAACATCCCGTCGCCAATCAAGCGGGTTCCCATCTCCTAATAGGAAATCTGAACGTGCCGCCGAAGAGAATATGCAGAGAGGTAATAAGCCATCACCTGTGATAGCATCTAACCGTCCAGGACCATCTAGCGATCTTCAAGCTAAGTGGAAGTCTCATGAGACTTCCGATGCAGAGCGTGAATATTACCTATCTAACGCCCCTACTCCAAATCCAGAAGCAAGTGACTACTCAATTAACATCTGGAATCATTTTAATATGAAGGATGAGGATGGAGAGATACCCACCAGCCAAGATAGATTTGAAGATGAGGAAGTTGATGCAGAAGTTGATGAAGAAGTTAATGAAGAACTCAAAGAAGTTGTCAAGGAGAGCATAAATAATTTCATGAAGAATAAAAAATCTGTTTTTGATAAGCTTTATGAAGGTGTAATGTTCGGCGACGAAGATGCAGGAGTTGATAATGAAGAATTAGACGCTCTAGGTATTGACGATGAAGGTGAAGGTGAAGGTGATCTCGAAGAGGTTACACTAACTCTAAACGTTGACGTTGCTAAGCAACTTCTTGAGCTTCTACAATCTGCTGTTGGTGGTGAAGAAGGTCTCGAAGGTGGAGAAGAAGGTCTTGAAGGTGGTGAAGAAGATGGATTTAGTGGTGACTTCGAAGAAGATTAAGAAACTCTCGGAACCGCAGTTTCAAGCCCTGGATCAGTAAATGACGGAAAGCAAAACAAAGTTGGTAATAGCGATGTAAAGCCTACTGGAGGAACAGCTTCTAGCGCATATACTGATAAGCAAGGAAATGATGGAGATCATGGACACGCAATCACAAGCGGTAAAGCACCTAATATGGGAACTAAGAACAAGGTCGGAACTCTCAAGCAGGGTAAGAGCATGTTCGGTCAATAAGGTTAGAATAAAACTTAATTAAGCCGTTGATGTAAGTCAACGGCTTTTTTGTGTACATTGACTAAATAATATTATGACATATAAGCGTTTCGTGCTAGAATATTACAAAGGAGACCCTCTGCTGAACCCAAAGATGGGATCTAAGACTAATAAGGATCCTAACAATGTGCTCCAGCGCAAACATGCTAATACTGTAAACAAAGAATATGACCACAAACATCCTATTGTTGATAAAATTTGTCGAGGAGGTGCTAACAACGTTCCAGTTCAAGGCCAGGTATTACAGAGCGTGCTCAAGGCTTATGGAATGGCTCCTGAAGTAGGCTCAAAGGTACTTGGAAATTCTCAAGTATCAATTACAATTAAAAATACTCCTCGAGGATTAATGGGGACACTAAACAAACGATAAAATGGCTGCACCATGTAACACAACTCGTAAGGAATGCACAGCTGAAGAAGTCTTTGGAGCTTTGGCGTCTCCCCCTTGCGCGATGATTACTAACCCTATTAACTATAATGCTGAACAACTGATCTACGACAGCGCATTCAAGGATCTGATTAACTCTCGAGGCATTCCTGTCAACTATTATATTAATACGTTCAATATTGAAACTGCTGACCTATTATATGGTGAGGAGCCCCTAGCAAAATTTTATGGACCGATTCCATTAATGATGTATGTTGAGTTGCAGGAAGATGCAATTTCATTAGCAAGTTTCGGATTTGAGTCTGATGATTCATTTACAGGGTTCGTCCATATTGATACCTTCATGGAGACAATGAGTGGTACAAACTTTAATATCTATACAGATAATGGAGCGGTACTAACTGCTGCTGATATATTTGATCTGCTTAAGATTGATACACCACACTTAAGTAACAATCAAGATGTGGAGCCAAAAGCTGGCGATCTAATTGAACTAGCAATATTAGGCTGTGATCGTCCAGGTAATCGAGGTGCTAAGATCTTCCAAGTTACAGAAGAGGATGATCAAGATCTTTCATCTATGAATCCAATGCTTGGACATTATACATGGAGATTGAGAGCTAAGAGATATGAACATTCATTCGAACCTGGAGCTCCTCTAATTACAAGAGCACCTCAAGAAGCTGGAAATGAGCAGGTGTATGATAACGAGTTTACTGGAACTACTACCACCAATATATGGATCGCTCCAGAATTGTGGGATAGCCCTGAACTATGGGGTGAATCATACAGATCACCTGATAAATCATATGAGCATGATGTAGATGTAAATTCTGTAGAGGAGGTATTTGACATGTCAGGTAATCCTACAGATATTTATGGTGAGTATTACTAATCTGAATATTTCTTAGTTGCATTTTCGCGGATCAATACGATTATAATCTTATGGTTATTTTTGATGAGGAGGCTCATACGTACACAAATCCGGAGACTGGAGAGAGATATATTTCTACAACAACACTATTAGGTGATTATAAGAATAAGTTTGATACTGAAGGGCACGCAACTCGTATATCTAAGAGAGATGGTGTATCTAAACAGTTTATAATTGACGAGTGGGAAAAGACTAAAGATATTGCATGCGCTAAAGGTACACGAATACACAAGATTATGGAGGATCATATTGAGGGTAAACCGATACCAGATGGTAGCACTAAGTCTCAACTAATTCTTAACGAGATGTACAGTTCATATGATCAGTTAGTTAAGCAATGTGTTCCAGACCGTTCACATAAAGATACATACAGTGAGATGATTCTAAGTCTCGATAAGTATAAGCTAGCTGGAATGGCTGATATTGTATATGACTGTAACAAATACTTCTACATTGGAGACTTTAAAACTAATAAAGCCTTTAAATTTACAAGTCAATATGATGAGTTTTTATTACCACCTGTTGATCATTTAACTTCATGTGAATTCAACAACTATACTATACAATTATCAATTTATGCATATATGTATGAGCAGGAAACAGGTAAGAAATGTAAGGGATTGATTGTATATTATCTTGAGGGTACCACCTGGAGATCAATTGCTTGTAACTATCTAAAATCTGACGTAATAAATATATTAGAGAATTATAGACTTAGTACTAAATAGTTATAGTGAAGAAACAAAATATACTATACAAGTTCAATAGCTACATTGACGAACTATACACCACTTTAGATAACGTATCAGATCTTTTAGAATTGGATGTTGATGATGAAGTTGTCACAGATCTTACAAAGACACTCCGTGACAATATTCAATGTATTCTTGATAAGGATGTCGATGATATTATAGATGCGATTGACAACCTAACATCAATTGAATCTCAAGATGAATAATTTAACTTAATTCATTCTATTTAAAGTAATTCACTTTATATTAGGTAGTTGCAAAGTACTTACAATATTATATAATAAATATACATATGAGTAAGCACACAATTTTAATCCTAGGTAAAGGATATGTAGGTACTCAACTAAACGAATACCTACAGAGCTCAAAGGATATCAATATATTCCATAGATCACGAGCGGAGTTAGATTACCAACATAGAGGAACGCTCCAAGCCTTTATAAACATTAATAATATTACACATATTGTTAATTGCTCTGGGTTTACAGGGCGACCAAATGTTGATGAGTGTGAACTTAAGAAGTGGGAGTGTTGGAATCTAAATACTGTAGTTCCGTACAATGTTAATGTTGTATGTGAAAGAACAGGTGTAGAATATATCCATATCTCATCAGGTTGTATATTCTCAGGATATGATAAGGCCTGGGAAGAGACTGATCCTCCTAATTTCGGAGTTGATTCTGAATGTTCATTTTACTCAAGATCTAAGCATGCTTATGAAGAGATTTCAAAGAAGTGCTGTATTGTTCGCGTTCGGATGCCATTTTGCGGTGACTTTACAGGTCGTAGCTATCTTACAAAGATTAAGAATTATAATGATCTAGTAGATTATAAAAACTCAAAGACATATATCCCCGATCTGTGCAGATTTGTAAAAACAGTAATAATGAGTGATTATACAGCCGCTGAGGTCGGTATTATTAATGTTGTTAATCCAGAACCGCTACACACTAAAGATGTGGCAGAAATCATGAGTCGTAATGGAATGCGCAACCCATTATGGAACTGGGTACCAATTGAGGATTTGAAAATTACAGCTCCTCGATCTAACTGTACACTTAGTATTAATAAGCTTGAGAATATGTTCCCTGACTTCAAAATTCAATCAGAATCGTCAGCAATGGAGCAAGCATTCATAAATTACTCTAAATAATGAAGAATCGTAAAGGTATAATCTTGGCAGGTGGAGCCGGAACTCGTAGATCCACTAACAAGAGTAATGAGTAAGCAAATGCTCCCTGTTTATAATAAGCCAATGATATTTTATCCATTGCAGACTCTATTAGATATGGGAGTCGATGAGATTCTAATAATTGCAGCTAATGAGCTCCAATGCAACATCTATAAGAATCTATTTATTGATGAGCCGTTAAATATAACATTTAAGATTCAAGACTCACCAAAGGGAATTCCAGAAGCATTTATTATAGGTGAAGAGTTTATTGGGGATGATGACGTGGTTCTAATTCTAGGAGATAATGTATTTATTCACTCTGGTGATCTAGAGAAAGCTGAAACTAATACTATATTTTCATACAATGTTAGTAATCCTCAAGATTATGGTGTTATCACAACTTATACCTCTTATAGTGGGCAAAGACGGATAGAGCAAATTATTGAAAAGCCTACAGAGTTTGTAAGCAATGATGCAGTTGTAGGATTATATGCATTCTCAAATGAGGTTGTAGAACTAGCTAAAACATTGAAACCTTCAGCTCGTGGTGAATTGGAGATTGTTGACCTCATTAAATTGGTGGATAACAATGCTCACATACCATTGTTTGTCGAACAGTTAGATGGTCACTGGTTTGATTGTGGATCTCATGATAGCCTTCTTGAGTGTGCTAACGTTGTTAGTGCTATCGAGAGTCGAACTAGTGTAACAGTTGGTTACGAAGCTTAGCCTAAGAAGGATCACTAGCTACTAGTAGCAAAAGTGTAACTATACTATATAATAGAATTATGAAGACATATATAGTTACCGGAGGCTTTGGGTTCATTGGATCTGCAGTGGTAGAAGAATTATTCCGAGATGAAAATAATTTTATTGTTGTTATAGACAGTATGACAACTGGCTCATGCGAATATAATATCTCAGATGATATTCAGAAGAGTGATCGATTCCAGAGCTACTACGCTGATATCGCTACTGATGGTTCAATGAAGGCACTTTTTGATACACATAAGCCGGATGTAGTACTACACCTAGCCGCTGAATCACATGTTGATCGATCAATTACCGATCCAGGAAGTTTTATTAACTCTAACGTTGTTGGCACATTCAAAATTCTCGAGTTAGTTAAGGAGTACGGTTGTCGAATGGTTCATGTATCAACTGACGAAGTCTATGGACAATTGGATCTAACAGAACCGGCCTTTTTAGAGACAGATATACTAGATCCTCGTTCCCCATACTCAGCGTCAAAGGCTGCAAGCGATCTCCTAGTTCTCTCCTATATCAAGACTTTTGAGGTAGAAGCTACAATAACACGCTGTTGCAACAACTATGGCCCACGTCAACATGGTGAAAAATTGATTCCAACTATCCTCGGTAAGCTCCAAACAAGCGCGAAGGTTCCAATATACGGAGACGGCTCAAATATTCGTGAATGGATTTACGTTGATGATCATGCAAAAGCGATTATTGAGGTTAGTGATACACCATTTGAGAAATTTGAACATAGCAATTATATTAGAAATATCCCAGGAAAGGTGAGTCATACAAATCTTGAACTGTTAAAGATTATTGTAACAAGTTTAAATTCAACGTCTCCTACCGGAGCTAATTTAGTATTTGAGGATTCATATGAATTTGTTGCAGATCGACTAGGTCATGATTTTAAGTATGAGATTGCCACTATATATAAGCAACCTCTACATTCTGTGAAATATCAGATAAACTTCGAAGCTGGAATTCGCAAAACCATTGAATATTATGATATTTCGTAACGAACACCGTTATAATTAGGGTATGCCGACGATAACTTACAATATCTCCTCAATCTGAGAAGCAGTCGTAACGAACCTCGATATAATCAAGTAACAACAATATAATAACATGTCATTTATTAAAAACATTAAGTCCCTGTCCGATGTCCCAACCTTCGAGTTGGAAAAAGAGCAACTATATGATTCACGAGGTAAGATCGTGCCGAACACATTTTCAATTATGCGTTCCGATACAAGATCCCACTTTGGAACATGTAGTGATAAGTATCGACCTATTCAGGTTGATGAAATGATGGACATTATCGATACCGCTAGTGAGCGTCTTGGTAATGTGGAGCATACAGGATATACATACGTTGGAGATGGAAAACGAATCCTTATCCAATCTCGTATGAATGATATCATCTCGACAGATGATGATTTACTTGAAGGGTATTTGTACACCCTTATTAATAACACAGGAATTAGTGCTAATCGTATTACACCTTAACAATGCGTATCGTTTGCTCGAATGCACTACACTTAGCAACTAATGCTGAGAACGGCTTTCGATCAACTCTCCGACATAACTCAAACTTCGACGTAAATGTTGATGAGTTTGTAGCTGGACTTGAAAGCAATATGAAGACTGTAGTTAACTTCGGTGCTCGAATGGAGCGTTTGCGTAACGCTAAGTATTCAAAGGATGAAATGATCAAGTTGACTGTAAGACTTCTTCCAGATCCTAAGAATGACAAGGAGCCTTCAACTCGCCTCATTCATAAGCGTGAGAAAGTGGTTGATTTGTTTGAAACTGGTAAGGGTAACGTTGGTCTCACTCGTTGGGATGCATTGAACGCTCTCACAGAGTTTGAAACACATCAAAAATTCTCTCCGGAAAAGTTCGTTCGTACACTAAGTACTAGTAACCTCTCAAACAAAGCGCTTGAGATCCTAGACGTAGCTTAGAACCAAATGGAATATAGTGACACAATAGGTTTGCATACCTTTGAGTATGCAAACCCTAATATAACAGTATATCGACGAGGGGATTTTGATCCCATTGCGATTTTAGATGTTGGTGAGATTGATGAAAAGACATTTCACTATGAGATTATGAACTGGTACACGCAATTTGTAGGAGAATGAGTGGCTCATGGTCAGGAGGAAAGGGAGACAAACGAAGACCTCAAACTAAAGCTCCAAAAATGGACTTCTTAGCTAAGAAATCGTGGAGATGCTCCCTAATCTCAACAGGAGAATATCTAGATACTGTTGAAACATCTGCACCATTTTTAGCTGCTAAATATCTTGGATATAAAGAAGAAGAATTAATTATAAAATTAGTGAAATGTTTAAAAAATTATACAACTCCTGGAACTGGGGAAGACTATACGCATTGAGATGCTGGTTCTGTCCGCGTCAGGAATGGATCCTAGATTCAATGCCAGTTGATGAGATCGATCTAGATGATGTTATGAGAATCGCAATGTTTGAGTGCGTGCTTAAATTTGATGAGCTCCGTGATCCAAATGAAGTTAATCATACTCTTCAGGACGTACTTGAATATATGCAAACAGTCCGTCCTAGACTGCAAGGATATGTTGATGTGCTATACAAGGACTTAGGGTCTGAAGGCGATTCAATAAACTTTGACATTACATTATCAGAGATCACTAAGATCAGTTCAAAGATTGATAGGCTTGATGATCAAACATTGAAAACAATTCTTTTCCATCGACATAACTGGACCATCTATAAAGAACACGGATATGAGCGATAAAAACATACGCGTATTCTTTGACTTAGATGAAACCTTGATACACACTGAAGTTCATTCTTATGACGATCGTTGTGAGAAGATTGAACTTTACGATGGTGATTACCATTTTAGAATCAAGCCGGACGCACTAGATGCAATTCGAGGTGCAATGGAGCTAGTTGGTAAGGAGAATGTATTTATCTTAACAATTGCAACACGAGCATACGCTGAAGCTATCCTGAAGATTGCTAAATTTGGAATCCCAATGGATCGTGTTTTTGCACGTGAAGACATTGCAAATCAAAGTGTTAGCACAGGCTATTGTGCCACAAGTATTGTACCACATAAAGATTTATGCGATACTCGGAACATATTGATTGATAATAGGAAGTCAGGAGAGAATTACGAAAAGATTGCTTTCTTGGATATGAATATGAAGGTCTCCAATTACATGAAGGTTCGTGACTACTTTGGAGTAGATTTTCCAGGTGATTCATTTGCAGATGATGTAATTGAGTTTATTAATGAGCGAGTTTAAGGAACCTTAATATAATTAGGTATGAAAAGATATATAATTACTGGTAGGTATGGAGATCGCCATACACTTGTAGAATCTGAATCCGGATACAATTTACAGTTCAGTACGAAATATCATCGTATAGGATTCAGAGAGGGAGACGAGGTGGGTATCTCATTCGTCGACCCCTCTGGAGGTCCATTCATTAGTGTTGGCGAAGTCTTAGAAGAGCTTCACGACAAACTCCCAAAAGGTCTCAAAATCAAAACTATTGAGTATGTTGAAGGAAAAGAATCAGAATTTCGTATTACTCCTGAGCCAATGACTCGTACTGACAAGCTAGACTACAAGAAAGACAAAGCCAAGAAGGCTGCTGATCTTAAACAACTACATAAAGATCACCCTGAATACTTCTTATTCTAAAGACTATGAACTTGTAGGGGTTCACCAGTTGATATGCTACGACTTGTTATTGAAATATGAAAACTACACCATATAGACTAATTAAATGGCGAAGATGTTTAGTAATACGAGATGCTCGATATATTCGACCAGGAGGTGATAAACTGAGCACATGCGTTCTATGTGGTCCTGATACGTTCCACCGCCCTGCAAGTATGCAGGCTCACCACATTAAACCTAAATCTCTATTTCCAGAGCTAGCTCTGGATCTTGATAATGGTGTAATGTTATGTACAGCTCATCACTTAGGTATAGTACATAACAACAATTCATTTCAGGATATAATGAGTAATGACATATATGCTGGGTGGACCAACTTTGTATCCATGTTCAAGCGATGGAACGATTTAAGTATCAACAAGAAATTTAACGAAAAAAATCAAGCGTATTGCAACAAATAATATCACCACCAAAATAAAATTTATGAAAACAGCAAACCGTAAAATTGTGCCTGTTCAGATGACTGCAGAAGGGTTCAATGAATATGAAGGACCACTTGAATTTTCAAATTGGAGAGATCAAAAAGGTACACCTCGTCCAAGTTTAACAGAAGCTCAATTAAATTCGTTTGATTTAATTGCAATCGATCATGAGTAAGACTATATTAGCAATAATTCTGGGAGTATTTGCAACATGCTCCTGGTTTTTTGTAGATACTGCTCCCGGAGTCTCAACTTCTGAGCTGTTTTGGGGATTTGGATGCTTTCTAGGAACTTTAGGAACTTTAGTGTGGTGCATTTCTGAGTCAGTCAATGTAAGGTAATAAGGAACATTCATATAATTAGGTACACTAACGATGGTATCATATCGAATGTCTTATAACATTCATAATGAACTCTGATATAATTAGGTACGATGAAATTAAACATTACTAAAAGTAAAGGATTTACGAAGGTTGGCAAGGTTAAGATCCCTGATAGCTTCTACAACAGATTTAAGACTGGGGACGACGACATCGATAAGATGTTCGGTGACGGCATTCTTCCAGGATGTGCCTTTACTATCACTGCTCAAGCAGGAACCGGTAAGACTACAATGATGCTTCAAATCATGGAAGCTCTTGAAGCTGCTGGATATCAGACTGGTTACACTTCTGGTGAAGAGGACGTTACTCAATTAGCCTTCACTTGTAAGCGCTTGAATATTAAGGAAGCTGGAGTTGCAAACATGACTGACGTTGATGAAATTGCTGATGCAATGAAGACTCTTGATGTTATTGTAATCGATTCTTTCCAAGCACTTTCAATTGACGAGTCCGTTCATGGTAAAATGAACTCTCGCGGACTTGAAAAGTATGCATGTGACACTCTAACATCTGCTGCTAAGGTGAATAATTGTTCAATCTTCTTTATCATGCACCTTACTAAGGATGGTAAAATGAAGGGTGGTACACTTGTTCCTCACTCTGTAGATTGCAACATTCAGTTAATGCACGAGCCTGAGATGGGTGATCACGCTTTGACTGTTTCGTTCTACAAGAACCGCTTTGGAGCAACAAACGACTACCCTGCTGAAATGACTGCCTCAGGTATCAAATTCTCTGGAGATGTGTTTGTTCCACAACCTAAACGTTCTGAAAAGGATAAGCATAAAGATGCAGTCCTCGAAATGAAGCAGACTATTACTAAGACTAAGTTGATTAATACACTTGGAGTTAGTTCTGGAAAGGCTTACATCATCCTTAAAGATCTTTGCGATGAAGGTAAGCTTGCTAAAGTTGGCCGCGGCCCATCTGCAACCTTCATGAAGCTTTAAACAACTTATGATAACATTAATACAAACAGCAGCACTAGGTGCAATATTATCTTCCTGCACTCCTATTCAACCAGGAGAGATGTTTAAGGTTAAAAGCTTTAAACCTATTGTGGAGAGATTTGCCCAGAAGATCAAACCCACTCCTAAGGGTATTGAAAATCCAAAGAAGTGGGTTAAGACTCGGGCGCGAATTACATACTATACTCCATATGAGGATAAATGGGGAAGTCAGACTGCAGATCCTAAAACTAAGCGAGCAAAAGAGGGAGTAACTGTTGCGGCTCATCCTGACTTTAAGTTTGGGACAGAAGTTCAGATTCCTGGATTGAATAATCATGTTGGTGATGGGAAATTCCTTGTTCAGGATCGAGGAGGTGCGGTTAAGAGTAAAAAGGCCGCGAAAGGTAAAAGATGTAATGATGGGAAGCTATTATATGTGTTTGATGTGTTTGTATCATCAACAGCTAAAATGAAGGTTCATATGCGGAAACGTGACATGTGGATGGATGTTTATATCAAAAGGAACTAAGCGATAATACGGTATGGAAACTAAAGAAGTTAAAACAGTGGAGAATTGGGCAATAGTGTATCATCCAGATTCCTATACTGCTCCAGAGATGGCGACTCCTCACTTAAATGGCACTTGGCCTGATGGCACAAATAAAACATCTACATCGATTCAAAACGTTAAAGGTGGGCTAGTATATACTAAGGATAGTGTGTATAAACTGGGAGACCCACATCCAGATTACGAAGCTCAATTCCCGAACGCATATGAGCGGATTTTTGAAGCACTAAGTGATGAAAGTTAATATTGCCCATTCAATTCGATATGGGAACTATAAAAGTCTCCTCAAGACTTCAAAACAGCTCCAGTCTTATACTGAGAGTATAATAGATCGCTTAACGTCTCCGTTTTCCCTCCCGGATGATGTTTCAATGATTATTAGACCTATTAGGCAATCAGCTGATAACGAAACCATGGCACAATGCTCCTTAGAGGATCACATTGTTGAGATTGATCCTCGAATATGTACACCAGAAATTAGTACATTAGTGGTCATTAAAATTATGCTTCATGAGCTCACTCATATTGAGCAGTTTCATGAGGGACGATTAAGATCAGACTTTGAAAGTTTTACGTGGTTTGGTAAAAAGTACAACGCAAACGCTCCACATGAAGAATATCTCCAATGGCCATGGGAGATAGAGGCGAACGCCCGAGCGAATGAAGTTTATATTAAGCACTTTAGATAAGAGATTTCAATAGAATCTTATGATATAAAGTACTCAACCTAATTGTTACTCACCATAAATATTATTATGGTAGAAACATGGTGGACCAATGCAGTAGAACATCCATGGGCATTTATTGTCCTGTTTGGAGGATATGCATTATGGAGAATAATAAAATGGCTCGGAGTGCATCTGTTTAGTGATAAGACAGGAATAATTCCTGCACATGTTCGACAAATTGGTGAAGATTCACGCTCTATGAAAGAGGCGATAGTTGAAGTTGCAAAGAGTAATTCAGATTCATTAACAGTATTTCGAAATACAATTAATGACTCACTTAGAGATAATAGGATCGCTATTGAGAGTCTAGAGCGTCAATTAGTTTCTGCTATTCAAGCTCGTCCAGATGATGAAGAATTGTTTGAGATTCTATTCCATAAAAATCCAATAGCTATATGCTTTTCTGATGCTGATCGTAAATTTATTCGAGCCAATCTCGCATGTGAAGAGTTATGGGGATATTCAGCAGGAGAGTTATCCGCCCTATCATTTGAGGATATAACACACGAATCTGATATCGCAGCAGATATAGAAAACCTTCAACTACTACAAGCAGGGTCAACGAAGCGATACAGAATGGAAAAGATATATGTTAAGAAAGATGGAGCGCAGCAGAAATGCGCCCTTTATGTATTCAGATATCCAAGTACAGGATCCTTTATCCACTTCATATCAATAATCATCCCACTATAAACTAAAGATTTAGTAATTACTAATTAGGAGCATTCGATCGAATGCTCCTTTTTTTGTTAAGGAACCTTCTTATACTTAGGTATGAGTAAATTAACCTATAACGAACTCTTATATAATTAGATATGGATGAATATAATAATGAGATCATGGAGGATCTGTATGTACGATATGATAAGTTGTTTGAAAGAAATTGCCAACTAGCCTCGTTTATGCCTGAGGGCTGGCAGCCACTAATTAAGCGGTTTTGTGAGTATATTGTAGAGAAGCAGCGACCACTCCTCATCAGGAATGATGATTCTAGGTTGTGGAGCCGAGTTGAAGAAGATTTATTTGAATTTCAATTTGAGCAACTTAAGGAGAAATTTGGAACACTTCGAATATATTTCAGAACCTCTGATAATACGCTAAATCAAAAGACATTAGAAGTATTTGATAAAGATGTAATCGAGGATTATATTGAGGAGGCTCGAGCTGAGATCACAGGATTTCATGACGCGTTATGTTATATTGCAAATCAAACGTGTGAGCTTACGGGAGACAAGGGGAATCTGCACACTCAAGGGTTTTGGTTGAAGACACTATCTCCAGCCAAAGCGAAAGATCTAGGATATGAGCTAGCTGGATCGTAAACGATAACAAACTCCGATATCATCAGGTATGGTCAAACGCTCTACATATAAAGTACTAAAGCTAAATCAGGGATGGTTTCCTATTGATGTCTGCGACTGGCAGACGATCATCCCTAATTTATTTCCACATCCAATTACGAACCAGCAGTCACTTAAACCTGCTCGAGTTGAAATGGAAGATGGAGTACTATCCAATCTTACTGTCTTTAATGATATTAAAGATTGGATCAAGCTAGCTCCAGGGGAGGATGACAACTTTGTACAAACTGGAAACGGACCATTCATTGTTCCACGAGTTGTAGTATGTTCAAAGTATGATCGCATACCTCAACTCCGCGCACAATTTCCAACAAAAAAAAATATTTGGAAGCGTGATGGTTACATCTGTGGATACTCTGGTTCGCGCCTAACAAAGGCAAACCTTAGCATGGACCACATCATCCCATCCTCAAAGGGTGGAGAAGACACATGGGAAAACTTAATCACATGTGATCGACAACTTAATAGCAAAAAAAGTGATATGTCTGTTGAAGAAGCAGGATTAAAATTACTTTGGAAGCCTACTCGCCCGAAAAACGGACTCATCTTTGATCTGTTTGACGATGCATGGAAAACTCTCGTACACTAAACAACAAACAACTAATATGCCAACAGGATATACAGCCAACATTATAGATAAAGAAGATTACACATTCAAGGACTTCGCGCAGCAATGCGCTCGCGCATTTGGAGCATGCTCCCACATGCGCGACGCACCCATGGATGCTCCGCTATATGCCCGACCAGAAGGATCTGATAACTCTGCAGTCAAAAGATATCAAAGATATCTTGATAACCAAAATCTTGAGATTGAGAAGCTCACAGAAATGAGCGATCCTGGTCGTGAGGCGTACGGCTCCCGTAAGATCGCCGAGGGGATTAAAGATTCAACTGAAAATCTTGAACGTTGTAGAGCTGAAAATGCAAAATATGAAGCCATGGCGGCAGAGGTACTTATTTGGAGTCCTCCAACTGAGGATCATAGAGGGTTGAAAGATTTTATGCTCGAGCAGCTCAAGGTATCGAAGTCTGATATGTCGAGTTATTATGAGAAATCAATTGCTGATTATGAAGCCTATCCAAGTGGTATTAGCTATTGGAATGAACGTCTCATCACTGCCCGAGATATCCGTCAAGATTACATGGATCAACTAGCAGAAGCAAAAGCTAAAGAAGCTGACACATCTGCAGTATCATCCGGAGATTGGATCGGTCAATTGATAGAAAGTCTAGGGTAATGGTACTATTAGTGACTATATCTTCATTCTTATTGATTTGCTTAATCGTTGCCGATGTAGCAAAACTGACAACAGTCAGTGGATTTTAACTCGTAAGTTTCAAATTATTAAAGATGGACTTGGAAAATTTTACATTACAGGTGAAACAGGATTTTGGGGAGGTTCTAAAAAGTACTCTTATTCCAGTTATCGACTGGATAGAACATCTATCATCTATGTATGTACTAGTTCCACTTGCCAAGGATTCGAAACAGTAGAGCTAGCTCGAGAGGCTATTAAAGAGTATTTGGATGATCATCGAGATCAAATTAAATCTAAAGAATTTGAAAGTGTTGAAGTTCATGAACCATATAAGACTCCTGATAGTACAATGAGTGAGGAGGAAATTTATCGCATCATGAATGATGCAGCGAAATTGTTAAAATAAAAAAAGAAACTAAAGATGATTGATATTGATATTACACGAACATGCCCAATTACAGGCGTTACAGCGACTAAGGTTTTGAAGGTTAATCCTGATAAGTGGCGCGCGTATAATCGCAACGAGCTGAATATTCAGGATGCTCTTCCACATTTGAGTCCAGATGATCGCGAGTTCATTATTAGTGGTATATCTGAAGCTGGCTGGTTGAAGATTTTTCCTATCGATGCCGATGAATAGCAAAATACTTATTAATACATTCATGAGAGCAGAATTTCAAGAGCAGATGGAGCAAGACTTCGCTGATCTCAATGATGAGTATCAAGCTATGACTGCATTTGGAGATACAGCACTAGGTCGGGCTCTTGGTTGTGGATTTCTTATCTTATGTTTTGGAGTTTGCTTATGTACGTGGATGAGTCAAATACCATCTTAAACTTTAAGGGTGCGTAATGGTATCGATTTAACAGCGGCTCCGGTCTAACTGTTGAAGACGGCAGTTCGATTCTGCCCGCATCCATCTCTTTACAGCAGTTCTTTAGCCAGTAGTAAGTCGTTGATACTGAACGAGAAGCTGTAAATGTAATTACTACTAGCTTTTATAACGAACTCTGATATAATTATATAGATGAAGAAATTTACTAAGACTATATACATCAATATACTAGTTCCGTCTTATCCAGAACAGATCGTCATACATTCATATGACCAATCCCCTTGTAGCTCATCATCTAATGAAGATCCTTGCCACCATACGAGGGAATCGGAGAAAAGCTCCGTGAGCTACACTAATTGGAAGCCCTCATCATAATGCCGCATAATAGCTGCTAATGCTGAGGTGCTTCCTCCCCTTCCAACTAATAACGAACACCAATATAATAAGATTATGAAACTAAACTATACCCCATTCGAGGGCGGACAGAACGTTGTAGCACAAGTAGGAGACATTATGAGCTCATATCTTGCAGTAGTTCCTCAACCACCACAATCCGGTCTCGGACTATTTGATGGGACCTTCCTCGGCGATGAGCCTAAACCAACTAAATCTGAAACTGCTCTAATATTTGTCAATGAAGATAACAGCCCTTCTGAGATTTGGATCTTTCCAGATGACGTTCGAGTAGATCTTGAGCCGGTTGTAGGTGCTGGTCGTGATGCTTGTCGAGCATTTGCAAAAGATTCAGAGGCAACGAAGGCTATGTAATAATTATGAGCCTGAAGATTGTTACTAAGTGCATTAATAAATGTTGTCTCGTTAATGGTAAGTGTTCAGGATGCAATAGGACAATTGAACAAATTGAGAAAGCGTACGAAGATAGTAAAAAGGAACTTTGATATAATTAAGATAGAATATGAGTGATAAACAAAACAAGCACGAAGGGGAGCCAATGGAGACTACCAAAGCAAGACATCGCAAACACCAAACTATGCTCACGCAGCATAGTTTGCAGAAGGAGGCTTCCACTAAGCGAAGTCATCAGGGCACTATTAAGCAACACAAGGAAGATAGTGAAATGTTTGGGTTTAAAACTTTGATTGTTCCAAAGGTCTAAACAAACTTACCTTGAGCGCCTCTCGTAATAGTAGATGAAGCAAAATTCTCGAGGTGTTTAGGCCTTCAAGAACTACTCTTGACTCAAGAGGGCCAATAATTTAAATTATGAAAAGAAAAACTAAAAAGATATATGTTTATACTCTCACTCACGAAGAGATGCATGCTGTCTACCAGATCCTTGCACACTCGAGTGAAATCGACCATAAGAATACTCATAAGCTAACTCAAACAGAAATTAGCTTAATGGGCCATCTCTATAATAGTTGTTGTGAGTTAGGTGAATTTGAACATGTAAATTAAATATGGACTTCGAAAAACAATATGCGCATCGAGTAGTACTTTATGAAGATGAAGAGCTAGATAACATTTGGCAAGAACTTGTAAAGTTTGAAGAGGGAGAGGATGTCCCAGTCCATGAAACTTATGGAGGTGACAAATTTGAGCAAGCATCAAGGTGGTCAATCTATGAATCAGATGTTGATGGTGGATATAAGTCGATCGACCTTCTAGCAATTTCAGAGGTGAAGGTCGCTGATCTGCAGAGAGTGACAGTTGTCATCGAGGATTGGGATGAGAAGAAGGTTATTATGATCGATCCTACTTGGAAAGATGTATTCAAATTCTTCCATCGCAACAATGATGGACATCACGTGCATCTTGAAGAGATTCAAATCGATCAAGGTGGAACACTAATTCGTTTAGGAGCCGGGAGCTAAGTTATGGAACTATGATGTATCTCCTGAATACCTTCAATTAGGAACACCTATATAATTATATTATGAGAATCTATACTAACAACACATTTACAGGGCATTGGCCAACTGGAGCAGCTGCTGTAGTTCGAGCTAAAAATAAGGTTGAAGCAGCTGAAAAGCTAAATGAAGCACTAATTGCTGAAGGACTTCCTGGAGATGTTGATGACTTTAATATGGTACAGTTCAATAAATCTGATAAGTATAATCAAGGAGACGTGAGAATCCTACACAACGGAGAATACTAGTCGTATTTAAGGTCTAAACTAGTGCAAAGTAATCAAATGACCTATCAATTAACGACAAATAAATAGGAGAGCCCATGAGCTCTCAATGCTATTCAATGAAGAAACTCAATATACAACCTGGAGACTGCTTCTACGACGAAGATGGTGATATTATGATGCTTGTTTACACAAACAGCCTCGAATATAGTGCTGTCATCCTCCGGAAGAAGAACGATCAATCATCACTAAGTGGAGCGTTTGATGTTGGAGTTGTCATTGACCCTGGATATTTCACACCTGTTAAGAAAATTCCTCGTATCTTTACGGGTCCATGGCCAAAAGGAAATCCAATATAATAAGTGTATAGCAATTAAATAATAAGCATGACCACAGATAAGAAAAATTTAGAGCGACTATATGAAGCAGTGTCTCAAGATGATCCTGATAAAATAATTGCTGATAAGATGAAACAATTGAATCTTGATTTTCATGAGTTAGCTGCAGAATTATTTGAAAGTGGAGAAAATGGTGGATTTGAAGATATTGTCGCTATGGCAAACGATATTGATCAATATCTAACAGGAATTGATCATATTCTTAGTGTGCCAATGGCATCTGAATTTCAACGCACATTGACCTAGTTGATATAAGGGGCGGTTTGCAAAACCGATGAAGCTGGTTAGATTTCAGTAATGTGCTCCAAACTTTGTAACAAAAGTGTTGCATAATGAACACTGATATACTAAATATAGATAACCTTAGTACCAATTTAAACAATCAACAATCTTAAGGAGAAAGTACTCCTCCTTCGCAGACATCTGAAGCGGGTGTAGATGTGGGTAGAATGCCAAAGAGTACAAACTTTAAAATTATGGCTAATCAAATTAACGACGAGAAAGTAAAGCAGGGACATATCTTACAGGTATGGAATACAGAGAAACCTAAATTCTCCAATGCTAACACAATTTATTATGTAATTCATTGTGAGGATGGCGGAAAAGAGTTTCCTATTATGCTTACCAAGCGCGAGTTAGATAGCGCCAAGTACAGAGCTGAGAGAAATCCAGAAGATGTACCAAAGAGAAGCTTCTTAACAGATATCTTCGATTAAAAATCAAAAGCACCAACCAGCACAATTCGGAGGCCAATTTCTGAATTGTGGACAGGAACGGTGAATACTCCCTTAGTGCGTGGCCGCACAACTTGGAGTATTGAGCAGATAGTGTAGTGGATAACTCGCCCGGCGAGTTGGGTTCGAGTCCCAATCTGATGAAATTTGCGGGTCCAAGCGGGTCTGTTGCCAATTGCACTCCGAGTGTTTAACTGAGTAACGGACCCGCTAAATTTATGTTCAAAGCTAAACGAACTCCGTTATAATTAGAGTATGCCTAGATTAGACGTGCTCATTGATGAACTGGTTTACGACCTCGCTTTAGAACGTCGTAGCGCTTCTTGGGACGATATTGATAACCTATTAACAGCCAAATCTGAGAAGGATCTATATTATTTCATGAGAAGTGTAAACATAGATCCTTCACCATCTCTTAAGGATGTAATGTGGAAGGAGTTTGTACGACAAGAGCTCGATGCTCGAAAAGTCGGGACATACGAGGATTTCGATATCCGAGATACGTATGCAGAATCAGTTTGGGGGCAATGGATTAATAATAAGGAGCATTGATATAATTAGATATGATGGAAATCAACCAAACACTAACAAACGCAAATATTGCGTATCGGATGGGAGATCCGATCATGTCAGATACTGAATATGATCGAGAGCTCGAAGCATATATTGAAGCTTCCACTTCTAGCGAAATTGATATTCGCCGCCAGCTAATGGATATTCCTGGAAAGGTTAAACACTCTGTAATGATTGGCTCGTTCAAAAAGATTACAGCAGGAGCGGAAGAGCTTTTGAGTTGGTGGGAGTCCAATAAAACAGCAAATCTAGGTGCATCAGCCAAAATTGATGGGATGGCTCTCGTTGCAGAGTTTCGTCAGGGTAAATTTGTCCAAGCGACTACTCGAGGGGATGGAGAATATGGAGAGAATCAAACTGATAAGTGTAGATATATTATTGATGACATTGACAATGAGTTCACAGGAACAATTCGAGGCGAACTTACAATGACTTATGAGTCGTTTGAGAAGCTTAAGAAGATTGATAAAACTCGCGAACATAAAAACATTCGTAACTCAACTGTTGGAATTATTGGTCATAAGACCTGCCATCCCGAACTATGTAAGTTGATCAAATTTGTAGCATATGAAATTGTAGGTCATGATGATAATAGATTCAAGCAATTATTAACTCTTCAAAGTTGGAGGTTTATGGTACCACAATTTATATGGGTAGATACATCCATGGTGACAGACGATCGACTTGTTGCAATCTATAATACATTCAGAGACGCAGCCCCTTATATGGTTGATGGTCTAGTAATTCACTCAACTGATTGGGTGTCCGAAAACGACAAATATTATCCATCAGCAGCAAGAGCATTTAAAGTTAACGATACTAATGAGAGGTCAGAGGTGATTGACATTGAATGGAATCTTGGAAAGACTGGAAAGCTTACGCCAATTGTGATCATCGAACCCGTTGAGTTAAATGGGACTACAGTCTCTCGAGCATCAGCATATAATGGCTCATATATTTTCGATAAGGGAATTGTTCGAGGTTCAATTGTAACTGTTCAAAAGTCTGGTGACATTATTCCATGTATCATTAAGGTTGAGAAGATTGGCACATGTTACATTGATGATGTTAAGTGTCCCGTTTGTGGTCATACTGCTGAATGGGATGAAAATAAGACACATCTCATGTGCACTAATCATAATTGTGCTGGTAAGATCATGAAGCAACTTGAGTCATTCATTATCAAATTAGGTATTGAAGGCATTACAGAGAAGAGCCTTACAAAGTTCGGCATCAAATCATTTGATGATCTTTATACCTTCATTCCTGATCCTAACTATAAGAAGCAGTTGAAGCTTAATACTGACATCCGCGAGAAAATTTTTCGTGCTCCAATCGCGAAGCTATATCAATGTCTGACTTGGCCTGGAGCAGGTAGAAAGACGATTGGTAAGATTATTGAACATTATGGATTGGAAGGCTTTGAAGGAATGATGAATACTGATGGTAAGTCTCTATGGCATCGTCCACTTCCTGCGGGAGTTGGAGTAATTACCCTTGAGCACATCTATTCAGTGTTCAAATCTAATCAATCCAAAGTGATGGCGATCACATCTACTGAGTATTACAATCCAATTATAGAGAATAAAGTTGTACTCGCTGCAGCAACGGGCATGTTAGAGGGGAAATCTTATTGTGTCAGTGGGAAGACTCAACGCTCTCGTGTAGAACTACAGAATATCATTAAGGACAATGGTGGTAAAATCGCAAGTGTGTCCGGTAAGCTGACAGCATTAGTGATTGGAGACAATTGTGGACCAGCTAAACTAAAGAAATGTGAGACACTTGGCGTACAAGTAATGACAGAAGAATATCTTCTACAACTTCTAGGAATTGAATAATATGCAATCAGCAGCAATGGCAGGAGCACAAGTTTAATATGAAAGCGAAGAAATTTACAAGTATGGAGATA